GAGATTATATGTTGGACATTACGGATAGCATAGATGATGATTCACAAGTTGATTTCATTGCATTAGTTGATCGTCCTGCAATACAAAAGAATTGGAACGCTTTTAATAAAACCCAAAAATTTGAGGTAACAAATGAAGATCGCCGTATTATTTCGGGTGCTATTATGTTGGCTGATACGCCTATTTTTAGGAGTGATGCTACTTATGGCGATTACTATGTGGCTTTTAGTGCGGACACTATTCTTAAAATTGTACAGAAGTTTTTTAAAAAAGGATTCCAGAGCAATGTTAATTTAATGCACGATTCAAGCGCGCAATTTGAGGGCGTTACCTTATTTGAAAGTTTTATATCAGATCCTTCGCGTGGTATTATGCCAATGAAAGGCTTTGAAGATGCGCCTGTTGGCAGTTGGTTTGGATCTATGATCGTGGATAATGACGAGGCTTGGGCTAAGGTTAAAAACGGGGATATAATGGGATTTAGCGTAGAGGGGTTATTTACCTACAAACCGAAGGAAGTAAACAAGGTTGCGTCTATGGTTGATGCAATCAAAAAAATATTATCACAAGTTAAGTGATAAACTATTTATTTTTTAACTATATAATAAAAAAAGTATGAACGCACAGGAAGCAATTTTAAAAATTAAGGCTTTGTTTGAGGACAACGCTGCGCCTGTTAAAGAAGAAGAAGCTAACAATCCTAAGGTTGAAGAAACTAAGGTTGAAATGGCAGAATATTCATTAATGGACGGAACTAAGGTTGAGATTTCAGCTTTAGAGATTGGCGGTTTAGTAACTATTGAAGGTCAACCAGCACCGGCAGGAGATCACGATTTAATGGACGGAACACAAATTACTTTAGACGAGAACGGAAAAATTACCGAAATCGAAGTTAAAGAAGTAGAAGCAAGTCCAGAGGTTGATACAGAAGTTGAAGCGGGAGCAGATTACAAAGATAAAAAGATTCAAGAAATGGCTGAACAATTTGAGGCAAAGATTGCTGAATTAATTGAAGCTAAGAATGTATCTGACGCAAAAGTTTTGGATTTAGAAAATAAGGTTAAGCAAGGATTTGCACAAGTAGCTGAATTAATTGAAGCACTTTCAAATACGCCAAGCGAAGATCCTATTAAAAAACCAAATAGCTTTAATGAGTTTGTAAATACAAAAGGCATTAAAGAACAAAGATTAGAAAAATATAGAAACGCAATTTTAAACAAATAAAAATTAATAACAATGGCATTTAACGTAGACGCATTAGCAGCTTATACAGAGCAAAACGAAGCCTTATTGGTAACTGATTCTGTATTAGGAGCAAAAACTGCAGCTTTAATTAAAAGCGCAGGTAACGTTATGGTGGGCGTAAAGTCTGCTGAAACGATTAACATTATGGACACAGACGCGATCTTCCAAGCAGGTGGATCTTGCGGATTCAACGCATCTGGTTCTACAACTTTTACTCAAAGAACAGTAACAGTTGGAAAAATTAAAGTAAATGAATCTCTTTGTCCTAAAGATTTAGAATCTAAGTATTTACAAAAGGCATTACCAACAGGATCAATGTATGATTCTATTCCTTTTGAGCAAGAATTTGCTAATAAGAAAGCAAAGACAATCGCTGAACAATTAGAAGTTTCTTTATGGCAAGGCGATACTACAAGCGTAAACGTTAACTTAAATAAGTTTGACGGCTTAGTTAAATTGATTGGTGCTGCTTCTGGTGTTGTAGCTGCTAACGCTTCTACTTTTATTTCAGGTGCACCTTTAAGCTCAATTACTGCTGCGAATGTTATTGAGATTTTTGATGGCGTATATCAAGCAATCCCTGCGAAAGTAGTAGCTGCTGATGATATGACTATCTTCTGCGGTCAAGATTTATTCAGAACTTACACAATCGCACTTAAAAATAGCGGTTCATTCTTCTACCAAATTGACGTAAAAGCTGATAGCGAGTTCGTATTGCCAGGTACTATGATTAAAGTTGTAGCACTTGCAGGTTTGAACGGAACTAACAAGGTTTACGCAATGCGTTTATCTAACTTGTTCTTAGGAACAGATTTGTTGAACGAAGAAGAGAAATTTGAAATTTTCTACGCAAAAGAAGCTGATCAAGTTCGTTTTGTAAGTGAGTTCAAAATGGGTGTAAACGTAGCGTTCCCAGATGAGATCGTTAAGTTTATCTTAGCATAATTATTGGGGGGTTTAAACGCCCCCCATTTTTAATAAAATTTTAAATTATATATTATGCCGTGCGCATTAACATCAGGATACACTTTAGACTGCAAAGATAGCTTAGGCGGTGTTACGGAAGTGTATTTCATAGAAGCAGCCAACGTAACTGCAACAACCGAAGCAAGCGGAGTGATTACAACATTAACAAAGGCAACAGGTAAAAGATTCTATAAATACGAGCAAGTAAAGGATACATCAATGATGAATCAAACTATTACTACAAACGTACAGAATGGAACTGTATTTTATGCACAGGAATTAATGGTTGTATTAAATAAATTACAAACCGCTACAAGAAACGAAATTTTATTACTTGCACAGAATACTTTGATTGCAGTAGTAAAAGATTCAAACGGCGTATATTGGTATCTTGGTAAAACAAGAGGATTAGATTTAACTGCGGGTACTGCTGGCACGGGTACTGCTCAAGGCGACAGAAGTGGATTTACTTTAACCTTTACAGGATCAGAAGCAGAATTAGCACCAAGCGTTGCACAAGCAGTTTATTCTGTATTGACAACTGCAGGCGCATAAGTTTTTTCATAGGTTTATAGGTTTGCCGCCGTTCCTTCATTGGTTCGGCGGTTTTTTATTGTAGTATATGCAACAAATTAGCTTTTTAGCTATATAGTTATATGATTAGGTTAACAAAAGGACAAACCCAAAACATAATTTTGACTTTAACTGAAAAGCAATTATTGACTAATCCAAATTATTTGTTTGTATTTACTAATAGAAGCGCAAATACAGAGGTTAAATTTGTTAGGTTAAATAATACAGACATAAGCCAATATAAGGACAGATACAATGAATTTAGTATCGTTACAAATACTAATTTTAGTACTGCTTTAAATGGTCAATATGATTACGATATATATGAACAGACAAGTACATCTAACCTTAATCCTGCGGGTTTAAATATGATCGAATCAGGAATAATGGAATTAGTCGGTACGCCTTTTGAGTTTACTGAATATACAACAACAGACACTTATAAAATAAGACAATAATGGATTTAAGAGTATTAACATTTGCGGAAGCCAAGCAGCCTGAATTTAAAGAAAAGAAAGGCGAAGGATATATTCAGTATGGCGATCGAAACGATTACCCAAACTACTTAGTTGAACTTTTTAATAAGTCAGCCAAGCATAACGCTATCATAAAAAGCAAGGTGCATTACATTACTGCAAATGGTTGGTCAGGAAGTCCAGAGGCAGAGCCTTTTATTAAGAAAGTTAATAGAATGGAAAGCCTTGAAGATCTTACAAGAAAAGTATCTTTGGATGCTGAATTATTTGGAGGTTATTATTTAGAGATTATTTGGTCAGTTACAGGTCAATTGGTAGAAATATGGCATTGCGATTACACTAAGATTCGTACTAATAAAGACAATACACAATTTTGGTATAAAGAAGATTGGGGGGATAGAGCAGAAAAGGCGGAGGTTTATCTTGCTTTTAATCCTGCTAATCCATACGGCAAACAGATTCTTTATATAAAAGAATATCGCCCAAATATGGGTTACTATTCATTGCCAGGTTATTTTGGTGCGCTTAATTACATTGAATCAGATATTGAAATATCTAAGCACGTTTTAGCTAATGCACAGACAGGGTTTTCTGCAAGTAAACTTATTACTTTACCTAACGGCGATCCTTCGGATGATGAAAAGCGCAATATTGAAAAACGCTTTACAAATAGATTTAGCGGATCAGATGGCAAGAAGTTTATTTTAGCTTTCGTAAATGATAGTGCAAGAAAGCCTATCGTTGATGATTTAGGAACTTCTGACATTACAAAAGAGGATTTTGGGCGTGTGGATATGCTTATTCAAACTAATATTTTCTGCGGGCATCAAATTACAACGCCTTCAATCTTTGGTATTGCAGAGGCGGGTAAATTAGGTAGCCGTTCGGAAATGCGCGACGGATATGAGATCTTTAAAAATACTTACGTTAATAGTAAGCAGATGCACCTTGAAGGTGTATTTAATATGCTATTTAAGTACAGAGGCATTGAGGACGCAGAATTACATATTATTCCAACAGAGCCGATTGGATTTGAGTTTACAGAAAACCTTTTAAAAGAGATTGCACCTAAAGAATGGTTGCTTGAAAAGGCGGGTATTGATATGAGCAAATATCAGGCACCAGAGGAAGCGGTTACAGTTGTCCAATCTGCGCAATTTAAGGACGATTTTAGCGTATTTTTTGAATTTGGCGAGGATAAGGGTACATATAATATTTGGAAGTCAAGAACGCGTTTTAATGACGATTCTGAATATCAGTTATTTGCAGAGGTTAATCAATTACAAGCCAATGTACTTGATTTGATGGCTAAGGATAAAAGAATAACGCCAGAAGTTTTGGCGACTACCTTAGATCAAAACGTGGATACTATCAATCAAGTAATTAAAAAATTGATTGATGACGGGCATATCCAACCAAAGCAATACACAATAGGTACAGGAATTGATGAAAATGTGATTACAGAACATACTTTGACAGAGCCTTTAAAGAATATTTTAGAAAAAATTAAACCACAGACAACGGAGTTGCTAATTAGATATTCCTATGAATGGAAAGCGGGATTTAGTAATGCAGATAAGAACACAAGCCGTCCTTTCTGTGTGGCTTTATTAGACGCAAATAAGGTTTATAGCCGTAGCGAAATAGAGTTAATGAGTGCAAGATTGGGTTATTCAGTATGGGATCGTAAAGGGGGTTGGTACACAAAGCCTGGTACTAATGACCACGAGCCAAGTTGCAGACATCAATGGGTTTCAAACATAGTAACAAGAAAAAAATAATGAGCAAGAATACTTTATTTATATCAGTTCAGTCAATTAAGGACAGAACAGGATTACACGCAAACGTAGATGAAAAATTAGTATTGCCTGAAATTAAGACGGCGCAAGATATGTATATTTTGCCTGCTTTAGGATCAGCACTTTACAATGAATTACAGACGGCAGTAGATACGAATACATACACAAATTTACAAACGACTTTATTGGATGATTACATAGTAGATACATTAATTTATTTTGTAATCC